CTCTTATGCAGAGTATATGCCAAGCACTAATCCCTGCGGCGAAGAAGTTCTCCCAGCTTATGGTAACTGTTGCTTGGGTCATATTAATCTTGCGAACATGGTCAGCGATGATGGCATTATTGATTGGAAACGCCTTGCGAGAACAGTTCGTACTGGTGTTCGCTTCCTTGATAACATTCTCACCGTAAACCATTTCCCAATCCCAGAATGCCGAGAAGCTGGTATGAGAACTCGTCGTATCGGTCTAGGTGTTACTGGCTTCCACTATATGCTTATCAAAGCTGGATACAGGTACGGCAGTGAAAGTTGCGTAGAGTTTACGGAGCGTCTGTTTGATACCATTCGTAACGAGGCTTACAAAGCATCTATGTACTTAGCAAGAGATAAAGGATCTTATGAGGCATATGACTGGCACAAACTCAAGCAAGAAAAATACTTTAAGACACTCCCTTCTAGAATCCGTTATGATATTCGTAGATACGGTCTTCGTAACGGTGTCATTCTCACTGTTGCTCCTACTGGTACTATCAGTATGGTCCTTGGGGTGTCTACTGGCATTGAGCCTATCTTTGCTCCAATCTATCGCAGACGCTGGAGAACGGGTACTGATGGCGTTTGGAATGAAACGGTCGTAGTAGATCCTTTGTTCAAGGACGCTTTCTTGCGAGGAAAAGATCTTTCACACATTGTAGGTGCTTATGATGTAAGCCCTGAGGAGCATATCAAGATGCAAGCTGTCATTCAATCCCGTATTGATTCAGCCGTATCAAAGACTTGCAACCTATCAAAGGACTTTGAAGTCACCGAAGATGTGAAAGAAACTCTTCTTGAATATGCCCGTGAGATGAAAGGATTTACCTTCTACAAAGCTGGCTCCAGAGGCAACGAACCTCTGGAAATTATCAACCAACATGATGTAGACTTGGATAAGATTATTCACGAAGAGAAGGTAGAGTTCGTCACAGAGTCGAGAGACGATTGTGCTACAGGAGCGTGTGAACTATAATGGGTTGCATTCATCACAGTAAGAAAGGAGTGTTCAACAAGAGTACCCAAAAGCTAGAATACTTTTGTAAAGACTGTGGTGAACCTGTGGAGAAAAAGAAGAAAGGAATCTTCGCGGGGGACACTAACACAGAAGAGTTTACAGAGTTTACATTTGAATGTGAAAACAACGAATGTGAAATTGAATACTTTGAACTTGACTTAGAAGAACCTCCCGCAAAGATTCCTCATTATAAGTCCTGCCCAAACTGTGGCGGTCGTTCTGACTATACTCCCCAGATACAGATATGGCATACTGTTCAGGGAGAAGGTTCAGGAACTAAACTTAACATAGAGGACAGGAAGGAATACGAAAGAAAATGGATAGAAACCGAAGTTGAAAACACAAGAAAGCAAGTCGATACAGGTGGGGAAGGAGGTGCTTCTCCTTACGCCAAGTATACGATGAACAAAGAACATTTAGCAAAACAAGGAAGACTAAAAAGAGTTTCAAAGAAAACAGCTAACGAAAGAATGAAAGCAGGAAAAAAAGTAGCCTTGGAAACCTCCAAGGTTATGTCCGAAAACGATAAAAGATTTACAGGAAAAAGACACGATGGTTAATGTATTTTGTGAAGACGGTTGTAAGATCTACAAAGGAAGTCCAGAAGCTAACGCTTGGGACCTAAGATCAAAAATAAATGCAACAATAGAGAAAGGAGAAACAGTAAAAATTCCTACGGGTGTATACTGTGGGTTTGGCAAAGGAGAGTATGGATTGGTTCTGCCTAGAAGTTCAATGGGCAAAAAAGGAATCTTCATTCCAAACTCACCTGGACTTATCGACACAGATTACAGGGGAGAGATTTGCGTTCTACTTTCTAATGTAGGCTCTGAAACCATGTATATCCTACCTGGATCAAGAATTGCACAATTAATGTTCCAGCCAGACACTTCTGTTACTCCAACATTTATGACTAAAAGCCTCTGGGATGTCTTTAATAAGGCGTACCCAACCGAAAGAGGTGAAGGCGGCTTTGGGTCAACAGGAGAATAATGTCAACCTATCGTTTTGAAGATTCGATTCAAAGAGGAATCATCTACTTGTGCAAGTCCGACAAGGACTTTTTCTTGCAGGTGCTTCCTCTGATGAAACCTTCTTATTTTGATGCACTATCGCATCAGAATATTTTTCAATCTATAACCGATCACTATGAGAAGTACAAGCAGCTTCCTAACGATGACTTCATCATTGAGGAGTGCAAAAAGAAAGTAAAAAAGATAGAACATATCAGTGAGTACAAGACCGAACTTGAGAGCGTAAACTCGGTTGATGTTTCTTCTCTCAACAATCGTGATTACTTACTGGAGAAGGTTGAAGACTTCGCACAACACCAAGCAGTAGCTGGTGCTTTGGTAGAGTCTGTAGATCTTCTTAAGGATGGCAAGGTTGATAGCATCCCGACTATGCTTCGTGAGGCAATGAATGTCGGTCGTAGCATCGACATCGGGCAATCGTACTTTGATGATATTGACGCTCGCTATGATAGGCTGACCGACGATTCACACAGAGTTACCTTCAAGACCCCGTTCCCATACATGAACGAAAAGGTTCTTGAAGGAGGTATCTCTAAGAAAGAACTCGCTATGGTTGTTGCTCCTCCCGGAGTAGGTAAGTCTCTTTACCTTGTCAACCAAGCAGCGGTAGCAATGGCGGAAGGTAGAAATGTTCTTTACATCTCTCTTGAGATGTCTGAGGATAGAGTATCCCAAAGACTTGACTCCATTATTACAAAGGTTCCTCAAAGCAGAATCAGAACTGACAGAGAGGAAGTAAAGAGGAGACTCGGTGTTGTACGCAAGAAGTATCCTAACTTCGGTAAGCTGGTGATCAAGGAGTTTCCAACTAAGCGTTGCACGGTTAATGGCCTTCGTGCTTATCTAAACCAATTAAAGAACTTCTCTGATTTTGAGCCTGACATCTTGATCGTGGACTACCTTGAGATCATGAGTACGGATTCGTCTATGCCTGAGTACAAGTCTCAAGAGATTCTCGCCCAAGAACTAAGAGGTTTGGCGGTAGAGAACGACCTAGCAGTATGGACGGCAACTCAGACCAACCGACAAGGTAAGTCCGTGGACATCATTAAGGACACAGAACTCGCAGACTCTTACGGAAAGATTCGTACCTGCGACTTTGTAATCTCACTTAACCAGAACGCAGAAGAGCGAGATGGAGGAGAAGGCAGAGTCCATGTTATGAAGAACCGAAACGGTAGACCAGGAGACACCTTCAGAATCGAGTTCCAGTATGATGTACTCGTTATGAAGCAAGCACCCCCATCAAACCAATGAACAGACCAGATGTAATCAACTATGCAGGACTAAAGTTTACCGTTAGGTATACTCCAGACCCCTACAAGTCTTGGGACTCATGGGGATATGTAGACTTCGCAAAAAATCAAATCACGATTGCAACGAAATCTGAAGGCAAGCCTATCGCTGAGATAAGTATTGCTCAAACTTTGCTGCACGAAGTCTGTCATATTGTGTTGGAGTATGCTGGTATGGGAGGTTCTACCGATATGTTTGAACCTACTAACGAGTACCTGACATCGTTGATGTCATCTGGATTTACACAACTTTACTTACAAAACCCCGACCTCATAGAGTACCTTAACGAGACTTTTTACGATGAAACTAACTAAGATACCTGAGATCTATAAGAATATCAACGCTCTTGTAGATCAGTTTTACCAAGAATTTATTGTGGTTGATTCCCACAATATCCAGGAAAAGATCCTAAATCACAGCGCGAACTGCACTTTTATTATGGCACTCAACGCCTATGCACAGAAGCAAGTCGGTGAGTCAGAGCTATACTTAGAAAACGCTTTTAATAAGGCAAGAGATGAAGGGAGAACGCAAATCATTTCAAGCGGTACGCGAGCTACGGACAAAGCCGTTGAAGCAAAGGCTGAAAACGATCCTGAAGTTCAAACCAGAAAGATTGAGCTTGTGGAAGCTAAGTACAAAGCTAATTTGATTAAGTCCCTTTCCATCGGAATGCAAAACCAAAAAGATATGCTGATTCAAATCTCAGCAAATCAACGAGCAGAAAACAAACTACTAACCGAATAACATGAACATCCAAGACCAACTACGAAAGAAGTATGCCCAACTACAGGGCAACAACTCCGGCGATAAGAGCAACGATGACTTCCTAAAGAAGTTCATGCAGCTTGACATGGGAGAGACCGAGGTACGCATCCTACCCGCACAGGATTCTGACCGAGACCTCTTCTACGCTGAGACTGCTATTCACCGTATCCAAGACAAGAACATCCACTGCCCACGCAAGAAGGATGATAAGTGTCCGATCTGTGATCTATATTTCAACGTTTGGGATCACATCAAGACCATCGGTCGTGATAACCCAGAAGCCGAGCCTTTCATCCAGTTTGCACGAAGCATTCGCGCTGGTGAGCGTTACTATGTAAACGCTATTGATCGAAAGAGCGGTGATGTAAAGATCCTGTCAGTCGGCAAAGGTCTATTCACCAAGTTCATGGATACTATCTTTGACGAAGACTATGGAGATATTACCGATCTACAAGAAGGTTTCGACTTCAAGATCACCAAAGAGATGAAGTCCACCTCGATGGGTAACTTCCCCAACTACGACAAGTCTAAGCCAAAGCCACGCAGCACTCCTGCGGGAAGTGATGCAGATATCCGTGAATGGATGGATTCACTCCACGACATTCATGGTCTAGTGAAGCTGAAGGAGTATGATGAACTTAAGACGATGGCTGACAGTCTGCAAGAGACCATTTTCCCAAAGACTGTTATGAGTCCAGATGCAGCCGAAAGTTTTGATAGTGAGTCTAGCATTCTTGATGATGATCTAGGTGATTATATGTAAACTAGCATAAACTTTTGAATTTTTCTACGGGTACTTCTTTAATTAGAAGTACCCTATTTTTATGGTTAAAGTCTCATACGAAACGGAGAAGAAGAAGAAACTAAAGATTCTAGCTTGCCCCGCTAACAAAGGTGGCTGTGCATACTACCGCGTAATTATGCCAGCAGAAAAGTTGCAGGAACTATACCCTGACCGTGTTGAAGTTCGATTCAACTACAACCCACTTGATTGGGATGAAACAACGAGACAACCAAAACAAGAACCTAACCGGTCTGATAGTGAGTGGGCTGATGTCGTATTCACTCAGAATATTCATCAGTTCGGTGGTCCTTACACTTATTCTTTTATGCGTTATGTAAAGGAGCAAGGAAAGTTTCTTCACTACGACACAGACGATCTACTAACGAATCTGTATCCAGAGCATAAGCTTTTTCAAGTATACATAGATCAGAAGTTATCGGAGTTAACACAGCATCTGTACAACATGGCAGACTTAGTTTCCGTTACTCAGAATAAGTTCGCTCACCGCATCTCTCAGTACTGCACAGGCACATTAGCCGTCATCAAGAACGCCATAGACTTCAACCTTGATTGCTGGAACGCTCCAAAGACTGAGGCTAAGGTAACACGCATAGGCTGGGCTGGAGGCATCCACCACAGGGTCGATGTTCAACAGTTCAGAGGCGTTATAGCGGGTGTTAACAGGACTATAGGAACGAAGAAGAACCACTGGATATTTATGGGAAGACCTCCCAAAACTCCTGACGGTAGCCGTAACTGGGAGCAAGAGGTTTGGGACGAATATGAAAGAAACTTCTTGACAGGAGCAAAACACCCTAATGTTACATGGGCAGAAGCCCTACCGCCAAATATGTATGGCTTCTTGTACCAGCACTTAGACATTGCTATAGCCCCTCTTCAGATGAACGACTTCAACGATTCTAAATCAGAGATCAAGTTGATGGAGTGTGGTCGTTATGGAGTTCCTCTTGTATGCACTAATGTCGGTTGCTATGAAGAGGTTATCAAGAACTATGAGACTGGCTATCTCATTCCTGAAGAGAACGATAAAAAGGAATGGGTAAGAGTCTTGAGCAAACTTAGTAAGGACAAGCAACTTGTAAAGGAGATGGGACAGAATCTTAAGAAGGTTGTTGACGAAAGGTACGACATCAACAAGCATATCCACTTACGCATAGACCTTTATGAAAGACTTTTAGAGGAGAAGCAAATTGCCGCAACAAGTTAAGATTGTTACTGGGTGGTCAAACCCTGGAGGGTCAACCACTTGCATCATTAACCTTGCGAAAAAGTTGATAGACTCAGGGTACGATGTAGAGGTATTTGGTCCCCACGATTGGCATATACATGAGCTTGCAAGACAAGGGTACAATGTGGGATTTGGAAGCAAATACTTCTCTTGCAAAGAGGACGATATCGTCATTAGCCACTTCGCCATGCTTGGTCCAATCAAGGCAAAGAAAAAGATCTACTGGTGTCATGAGATGTCTAACTTCATGAACCTAACGGATGATATGATGGAGCCATACGATAAAGTAGTTTTTGTGTCCGAAACACAAAAGAAAACTCACTCACTGAAAAGTGATAGATCTATAGTAATACCCAACTTCATAGAAGAGTTCCCAAAGATGAAGCATGAGAGAGCTTGCGGTATTATTGGAAGCATAGACACAAACAAGCAAACCCATATGTCCATACAAAAAGCTCTGCACGACGGAGAAAAGAAAATATACCTATTTGGAAATGTCACAGATAAGGTCTACTACGACAATTTCGTCAAGCATTATGTAGATTCTGGGTTTGTATCTCCTCCTATGTACGAGGCTGATAAAGTTAAGATGTATTCTATGATCGACAAGGTTTATCACAGTGCTTTGTACGAGTCTTTTGGTCTTGTGAAAGCGGAGTGCTACGCTTTGGGCATTGATTATATGGGAACAGTTGGTGAGGATGAATGTTCTTACAAAACAAACGATGAGGTTTTTGAGCTATGGAAAGAAATCCTAAAGTAACTATAGTATGCTCAACCTTCAACTCCGCAAAGTGGATTGATGGATACCTGGAATCTGTGAATAATCAGCTAGAGAAGGAGTTTGATATTATCTTTGTCGATGCGGGATCAGATGACGGCTCCTGGAAAACAATCACAAACTATCAGTTTCGGAAAGGCATTAGCCCTCAGTATATCCAAGAGCCAGGATGCTCTATTTACGAAGCATGGAATACTGGGTACAGCAAAAGCAAAACCGAGTATACCATGAACTTCAACACCGATGACAGGCTGTACCCTGCCGCAATATCTACTTTGCTGGCGTATGCTATAGCCAATCCCCAAGCAGATATGATCTATTCCTCATATCTGACGGTGAAGGATAAGGAGCATAAGCAAATAGTGAACCTGTCCATAGCTCCAGAAATGAGCAAAAATACTCTGTTAGGTCTTTGCATTTGCGGTCCCTTTCCCCTTTTGAGAACGAAAGCGATTATTGAAGCTGGACTATTCAACCCTAAGTACACTATCTCTGGAGACTATGAGATGTGGCTAAAGCTGCTATCAAGAGGCTGTGAGCTTATGAATATTTCAGAAGCGATTGGAACATATTTCTTCAACCCCGAAGGAATGAGTACCAATAGGGAAAGCAAGCATTGGCAGGAACACATTAAGCAAGACACAGAAATACGGAGGATTTACGCTTGAAAAGGGTAATATCGTTTAGCCTTTGGGGAGACAATCCAATATATACGCAAGGTGCAATAAAAAATGCGGAACTAGCATCAACAGTTTACCCCGGATGGAAGACTAGGTTTTATATTGGAACCTCCACCCCAGACCATGTTGTGCATACTTTGGAAAGCACAGAAAACTGTGAAGTTTTTCTGAAAGACGGAGCAGGAGATTGGAGAGGTATGTTTTGGAGGTTTGAAGCTGCCTCAGACCCTAGCATTGAGGTGATGCTGTCGAGGGATTGTGACTCAAGACTAAATCATCGGGAAGCAGCCGCTGTTAATGAGTGGTTAGAAAGCGACAAAAGTTTTCATATTATGAGGGATCACCCTTTCCACAGAACCGAGATTCTTGGAGGTATGTGGGGAGTTAGGGACGGACTTCTTCATAACATGAAAGAACTCATAGATGATTTTGAGAAGGGAGACTACTGGCAAGTAGATCAGGATTTTCTCAAAACCATTTACCATAAGGTAAGAGACTCCGCTTGTGTACATGACGAGTTTTTTGAGAGATTTCCATTTCCTACAAAGAGAAAGGGCAAGTTTTTTGTGGGACAAGCCTTTAATGAGAAAGAGGAACCTCTACACCCAGAGCACATGGAGCTTATAAAATAAACTATAAGCCAATACCGATGAAATACTCAATACACATTTTAACGACGCATAAGAACAAGAATAGACAAGAAGTTATTCTGGATACTTGGTTAAAAGGAAGGAATAACTATATTTTCTATACCGACAAGAACACGGGTGTGGGGAATCAAGTGGAGGTTGATCCTGATGACACTTATTTTTCTAATGGTAAGAAAAACCTAGCTGAACTTTTACGAGTATACCACACAGAGCATTATAAGAATGTGGATTGGATGTTATTTTGTGACGACGATACTTGTGTGAATGTTAGTAAGCTAGAAGAAACGCTTCCTACACTCAACCAATCAAAAATGCATGGCTCTATGTTGAAAGGGACATGGCCCCAAGACAAGGGATTGGAGTATCTTTCTGGGGGTGCTGGATACCTTATATCTTCTAAGTTGATAGAGGATAAAGGCGTCCCTTCGCTAGATTATCTAAGAAAGTCTTATTACTCAGATGTTTGTGTGGGACTTTGGGCTAGGGACAACGATATAGAGATGTTAGATGTAAAAGGATTTTATTCACAACCTCCTGAGTTTTACAACTTAACTGATGATGAGATTAGTGATAGCTATACATTCCATTACATAAAGGAATGTGAGGATGTGAATAGACTGCTAGAGAAGTTTAATGATTAAGATGAAGTTCTATAACATAGATATGCACATATCAGTTATCGCTGATATGAAAAAGATCTTTGAGTCTCTGGGACATAAAGTAGACGATGTATCCCTCTCAGATCACACATGGGTATTTAATAGAGAGAAAGGTAGTATACCTCTTCTCGATAATGGTAACTGGATGAGGTTGTCTGCGGACAATATGTCTGACCAGTTCTACGATAGGTATAAGGATGAGCTAAATGAGTATGACGCATTCATCGTTACCTACCCACCTCCGTTCTCGTTACTATACAAAAAGTTCGATAAGCCAATCATTGTAAACATACCTATTAGGTATGAATGGCCTTTCTCTTTCCGCGCTCATGAGTGGAATAAGTTCAACGACTACTTAAAGAGTGGTGTTGACGAAGGTAGAATAATATTAGTAGCTAACAATCTAACTGATAAAATATACACTGAGGCTTTTATTGATAGGGAGGTTAAGCACATACCCAGCTTCTGTGATTACTTCCCAGAGCAGTACACAGGAACGAATAAAGATTTCCTGTACTACTCAAAGCAGAGGATGCCTGAGCTTGACAGCATTGATGTAAAGTACAAGCCTGATGCCCTACAGAACCACAGCTACGAAGACTTACTAGCTTACAAGGGCATAGTTCACATACCTTACGCCTGTTCATACATGTCTATCTTTGAGCAGTATGCAGCGAATGTACCACTGTTTGTCCCAGACATAGATTTACTTTGTAAGCTTTACTCAGAAGGTAAAGCATTCTCCGAGATTCTATTCAGCAGAATGTATAACACTCCTCCAATGTCACAGGTCATGCCTAGAGACGCATCGTTTGATCCTAATGATTATATGAGTATGAGTGTTATTAAGAAGCTCGCTGAGGGTTCGGACTTCTATGATACTGAGTGGATGCCGTCAGTAACTCAGTTCTCCTCTTTTGATCATTTGAATGATATACTGACTAGCTGTGACACTGAGAAGATTAGTGAACAGATGAAAGAGGATAATAAAATTAGAAAGTCTAAAATATACTCGGAGTGGGAATCTATTATAGAGGGTATATCATGATAAACCTAGTAAAGGATACTATATCCAATAAAGAAATAGACCATCTAGTTCAATGGCTACAAACATATCCTAAGTTAACAAAAGGAGAGCTTACTGAAAGGTTTGAAAGTTATTGGTCTGAGTGGTTGGGTGTAAAACATTCTGTATTTGTTAATTCAGGATCGTCTGCTAACCTCGCCATGCTTTATGCGCTACAGCAAAGCGGGAGGATGAAAAACAACAAAGTAATTGTGCCTTGTGTATCGTGGACTACCACTATAAGTCCTGTGATACAGTTGGGCATGGAACCCATTCTATGTGATGCATCCTTAGATAATCTTGGTTTAGATTATAACCATCTCCGCGATCTATGCGAAGAACATGACCCAGCCTGTATTCTGCTAGTACATGTCTTGGGTGTGCCAAATGATATGAAAGAGATTATGGATATTTGTGAGAAGCATGATATCATTCTTCTAGAGGATTCATGCGAAAGTGTAGGTTCTACCTATCTTGGAACTAACACGGGAGGCTTTGGTCTTATGTCAAGCTTCTCTACATACTTTGGACATCACTTCTCAACAGTAGAAGGTGGCTTAGTAAGCACAGATGATTTTGAACTGTACGAGCTTCTAAAATCTATTAGGTCGCATGGGTGGTCTAGGGATCTTTCAGAAGAGACTAGAGCCAAGCTTAGGGAGGAAAATGGTATAGATGAGTTTAGGGACTTGTATTCATTCTATTACCCAGGCTTTAACCTGAGAGCTACAGAGATACAAGCGTTCCTTGGCATAAATCAGCTACAACATTTGGATTTAAAGAACCATACTAGACAGCTAAACTTTATTAGATATCAGTCTAAGATAAAGAATAGTTATTGGAAGATAAAGCCTCATCCTTGTGCTACTATTAGTAACTTTGCATACCCTATCATCCATCCAAAGAAGGATGAGATAGTAGAGAAGCTAAAGGAAGGGGGAGTAGAGTGCAGACCTCTTGTCTGTGGAAATATGGCAAGGCAGCCGTACTTCATAAAACTATACGGACAGAAGAAGTTTAACTTCGCTGATGTTATTCATGATTATGGTCTGTATGTACCCAATCACCCTGAGATGTCCGAGGAGGATGTAGACTATATTTGCAATATAATTAACGAGGTTATTAAATGAAAAAAGATTCTAGAATATTCATAGCAGGACACAGAGGTTTAGTAGGATCTGCTATAAAAAGAAAGCTAGAGAGTCTAGGGTACACAAACATCATAACTAGATCTAAATCAGAATTAGATCTTAGAGATCAGGTTGAAACAAAAAAGTTCTTCCTCATAGAACGACCTGAGTATGTGTTCCTAGCAGCAGCTAAAGTAGGTGGTATAGGTTGGAATGCTGTATGTCCAGCAGACTTTATCTACGACAACCTACAGATACAAAACAATGTTATTGATTCTTCCTACAGATCAGGAGTTAAGAAACTTCTGTTCTTAGGATCGGCTTGCATTTATCCAAAGATAACCGACCAGCCAATCAAAGAGGAATACTTAATGTCTTCTTACTTAGAGCCTACTAACGAAGGCTATGCTTTGGCAAAAATATCAGGATTGAAGATGTGTCAGTTCTATAACAAACAGTACGGATTCAACGCTATATCACTTATGCCAGCAAATCTCTACGGCCTGAACGATAACTTCAATGTAGATCACTGCCATGTTATACCTGCTTTGATTCGTAAGTTCAATGACGCAAAAAACAACGGTGACTCAGCAGTAACTTGCTTTGGGGATGGAACGCCTAGGAGAGAATTCCTTCATGTGGATGATCTAGCTGATGCTTGCGTATTTTTGATGAACACTTATAACTCCCCAGAGCACATCAACATTGGTTCTGACAGCGATATTTCAATCAAAGATCTTGCATATATGATTAAAGATGTTGTAGGTTTCGATGGGGATATTACTTGGGATACAGACAAACCCAACGGAACACCTGTTAGAAAATTAGATATTACAAAACTAGAAAGCTTGGGGTGGAAGTCCACCATGGACCTTAAACAAGGAATAGAAGAAACCTACAAATGGTTCACAGACAGCACAAACAACATAAGACTATGAAAACAGCAATAATTACAGGTATCAGCGGTCAAGACGGTTCGTACTTGGCAGAACTCCTACTAGAGAAAGGCTACGAAGTACACGGTATACTTCGACGCCACTCTATGCCAGAGAATCAAACTAGAAGACTGGAGGAGGGAGGAGTTCTCAATCATCCAAGACTTCATCTACATTACGGTGATGTATGTGACATGGGTTCTGTGTGTAGAATCCTTCTCACACACAAGCCTGATGAGATTTACAATCTGGCTGCACAATCTCATGTACGAATCAGTTTTGATCAGCCTCAATATACCACACTTACAGATGCTAATGGTGTCTTGAATATTTTAGAAGCAGCTAGATTATACTGCCCTGACGCCAGAATCTATCAAGCATGTTCTTCCGAGATGTACGGTAACGAATGCGATACTGATGGATTCAGAAGAGAGAGCACTCTCATGCGACCAGTGAGCCCATACGGTTGTGCAAAGCTTTACGGATACAACCTAGCCAGAGTATACAGAAGCTCCTATGGCATGTTTGTGTCAAACGGTATCCTCTTCAATCATGAGTCCCCCCGGAGAGGTTTGAACTTCGTTACTAACAAGGTCGTAGACGGGGCTGTGAAGATTTCACTAGGGCTACAAGATAAGCTGGCACTTGGCAACCTGAACGCTACGCGGGATTGGGGTCACGCCAAGGATTATGTACGAGCAATGTGGATGATGCTTCAGCACGATACTCCCGATGATTTTGTTTGTGCTACTGGAGAGTCTCACTCTATTAGAGAGCTTTGTGAAAAAGTCTTCTCTAAGCTAAACTTGAACTACGAAGACTTTGTAGTAGTAGACCCGGAATATTTTAGGCCCACCGAACTGGACGATCTGAAGGGCGATTGCTCTAAACTAAAGGAGACTCTAGGCTGGGAGCCAGAGTATACTTTTGATCAGATGCTAGAAGAAATGATCGAACACAGACTAAATAAGGTATGAAAAAAACCTTAACTTGGATTGCAACTCAACTTTAATCTTACATGAGTCTGTTTGACGATATCGTTAAGAAGCTAGAGGGCGCAACAGTCCTATCAGATGAGCCAGAGGCACTTGGATTTGTGGACTCTGGCTCTTACGCATTGAATAAGGTTATTTCTGGAGACTTCAAGAAAGGTTACCCCATCGGATCTATTACTGAGATCTATGGCGAGTCTTCAACAGCGAAGACTGTGTTCCTAACACACGCATTCAAAGGAGCGCAAAGCAAAGGTTACATCCCTGTCCTAATCGATTCTGAGAAGGCGTATAGTAAAACATTTGCGAAGCAGCTTGGTCTGAACCCCGAAGAGTTGATCTATCTCGATCCTGCTACTCTGGAGGACTGCTTCCAAGCGATGGAGAACACCATCCTAAAGATCCGAGAGGTTGATCCAGACACTCCCATCATCATCGGCTACGATTCTATCGGCGTATCACCTTCAAAGAAAGAAACGCAGTCAGCAGAGGTTGCAGATGATCCCAACATGGGCGGTGCTTTGAGAGCCAAGATCGCTGGTATCTGCCTGAGAAGAATCAACCCGTTCCTAAGAAAGTACAAGGCTGGTCTGATTATCATCAACCAAATCAGAAGTAAAGTCGGCGTTATGTATGGAGACCCAAGAACAAAGGCTGGTGGAGGAAAGGCTCTTCAATATTATTGCGGAACCTGTATCGAGACGGCTTCTGGCAAGAACGACAAGATCCTAGATGATCGTGGTAATGTCGCTGGCATCCGAGGCAAGATCAAAACCACGAAGAACAAGATCGCTTTGCCATTCCAAGAGTGTGAGTTTGAGCTTTTGTTTGATAAAGGTCTAAGCAGAGGTCACGGCATGACTGAGCTTGCTTACAAGAGCGGTCTCATCACGCAGCCGTCCAAAGGGTGGTTCAGCTTTGAAGGAGACGATAAGAAATACCGCAAGGCAGAGATGGATAAGACCCTCACAGATAAAATCGAGTCTGGGGACTTGGATCTGTAATATATAATGTAGAATGGCAAAAAACGTCGGCTCCCCCACCAAGGAGAAAAAAGGCAAGGCGAAGACTGGAATCGAAAGAACTAAAGTCCCCCTCATGCCTGGAATCAAGAACGCTCTCGCAGAGAAGCCCTACGGTTTTATCTTCACTACCCCAGCCTCAGATAGAGTTTATGTTATCTCAAAAGGCACTTGGGGCAAGAAGTCCTCAGATAAGATCGTAAAGGGCTTTCCTTCTGGAACTCCTTATGACGAGATTAAAAGGTATTCAGAAAGAACTAAGGTCAAGCATGGGGGCGAAAAAATCAATCAAACCCAAGGCAAGAAAGAAAAGTCCAAAGCCGAACACGGTTACGCTACAAAGGCAAAGCCTGATAAAATAAAGTATGTAGAGCAGCGTTACGGCAAGAAAAAAGACTAGATATAGCGGGGATCACCCTTTAATCTAAGGAGACAACCATGTCCGAGTACCAACCAAAAACAGCCTATTACACTCCAAACAGAATCGACCGCGTATACAAATCCATTTTGGAGAAGCTATCAAAGGACAGAGAGAGTGCGGAGCGTGTAAAAGATTTGTTTGAGGACATGGTTTCTTCAAACCCTGCTGATGATGAAGCTAAGAGGTGTCTGGTAAAGGTTTTAAGCCTGATCCAAGAGACATCAGAAAGAGCTACAAAAGCACTTGACAGCCTAGCCAAGTACAAGGCTGCTCAACTAAAAGCCCAAAATCTTCCCAAGAGAGATGCAGAAGAAAAGTTCGCATCTTTCGATGACCTGCAAAACGAACTGACCAATGACTGATAAGCAGAACCGAGCCAAGTATCACAAGATCTACTGCTCCGCATTTAACTGTTTATTTAACGCCAAACGACTTTCCGAAGAAGAGCTTCACGATACTATTGGTGAAGTTTCCGACATGATTAATGAAGGAAAGTTCTCCGATATGGCTTTCCGCAAGTTCATTGTGGAAAATCTTGTCGTTGGGTGGGAAAAGATTAAAGACAAGCTGAGAAATAAGTACAAGGATATCACCCTGATGGAACTTTACTGTGAGTTCTATGAGTCTGTGATCACAGTATATCAAATCTTTGAAGTGGAGTCCGTGGTAAAGGCAGTCAATATGCATGACTTCCAACAAGCCTTTGATGAAGACTCCGTAGCATTCCTGAAAGAGGACAAGTCGGGATGCCATTCTTTGCGTGACTTTGAAAACGCAGAGAAAAAGATCAAGAAAGCGGTAATCGGTCAAGACGAGGCTGTCGAGACATCTTTACAAGCCCTCAAGCTCATTCGTGCGAATTTGGAAAAGACAGCCTCGTTGTTTTTCATCGGACCAACTGGTGTAGGAAAGACCGAACTTAGTAAGAAGATCGCAGAAGTTGCGTTTGGGTCAAAGAAAAAAATGCTCAAGATCAACTGCGGTGAGTATTCAGCACAGCACGAATACGCAAAGCTGCTGGGATCTCCTCCAGGATACATCGGTCACGAAACTGGATCTATCCTAGGTAACGCTGCTGAAAAGTCTTCGGAGTGGGTAATCGTCTTTGATGAGATTGAGAAAGCCCATGACAAGCTATATGATGTTATCCTCAACCTTCTTGACGAGGGAGAAGTGACTGACTCAAAAGGTCATATTCTGGATTTCTCACGCTCTCTAGTTATTTTCACTTCTAACATTGGTCTTCGCGATCATGTCGGAAAGAAGCAGGTAGGCTTCAACTCATCAGAGACCACCTACCAAGAAGTAGAAGAGCAGATTAACGATGCTTATCGAAACAAGTTCTCTCCTGAGTTCCGTAACCGTATCGACTATGTTGTAAGGTTCAAGCAGCTAGGAGAAAGAGAGGCTCGTAAGATCGCCCGTATCCACCTTGGAAAGTTGCCCGTAAAGGTAGACGCAAAGCTAGTAAACTATGTTGTCCGAGAGGGCTTTTCCGCTGAGTATGGAGCGAGAAACCTGAAGCGTACTATCAAGAGTGAGATTGCTCCTAAAATCGCTGACAGCATCCTTTCTGGGGACGCTGACAAGAGTTTCCAAGCTGTGTTCAAGGATAAGAATCTTGTAGGTCTGTCAGCCATATAACGCCTATATAAGGCGTATGGCATTAGGCGGACCATGACTATTAGGCACGATAATTATACCCCAAAAGATCCTAGCTCAACGGGAAGAATATTCTTTAGAGACTATGAGGACGAAAGAACAGACGCAAGTGCTGGAATAGGAGTTTCATATCCTTCTGGTATTGTTTCTGTAGGATTATCTGGAAATGAGCAAAAGGTAGTAGACAGTGTTTCCTCAATTATCCCTCCCGTTGTAGGGACGGCTAGTAATCCATCATTAAAGCTATTCACTCCCGATGATATTATAGCCTTTGTTGCAGCGCATGAAACTGGAGGAGGCGGAGGCGGAGGTGGAAATACTTGGTCAGACCCTGTAAGCTCTAACATACTGCCCTCGCTTGCTAACGATGTTGCCTTTACACTTGGTGATTCAGATCAACGCTTCAAAGAGATTTGGGTTTCTGGCATTCACACATTCAGTAGCATAGACCTAAGAGGTCAGGTCTTTGAAAATGTTGGTCCCACTAGCTCCACTTTGAGTGGAGTGTCTACTGCTGAGAGAACCGCTGGCACAGAAACAGATTTCCGTTTGTTTAGTCCCGCTGATATTTCTAGCATGGCTCTGCAACATGGTCCCGCTGCTGGGAGTATAACAGAAGGTGCTTTGGAAGACCTAATCGCTGGTCTAGACGCAAGTTCAATTCAAAGTAACGACGAGTTCCTATTCAGAGTAGCTTCTGGTACTGATGAACTAGCAGTAACTACGGCATCAGGTATTGTAGATAAAGGTCTAACTGATCTAGGTATTGATCCTCAGAATCGCATTACAAATACAAGAGATCCTAATGCCAATGACGATGGTGTTGGTACGAACCGCGTTACCCATATCATTAATGACCTGTGGACTAACACTAGTTCTGATGAAGCCTTTATCTGTCTTGATATCACCACTAGTGCTGCTGTTTGGAGTTCTATTACTGCTGCTGCTGCTGGTGGAGGTGTAACAGATCACGGTGCTTTGACTGGTCTGTCAGATGATGACCACACTCAGTACCTACTCACTGACGGTACGAGAGCGTTGACTGGCAACCAGGACTTCGGCGGGAATGTTGCCGATAACTATGGTCCTCTAAGCTCTACACTCTCCGCTGTTAGCACAGCAGAGATCACAGCAGGAACTTCAACTGAATATCGTGTTTGGAGTCCTGCCGATGTTAGCGCAGCCGTTATTGCTCACGAAACTGGCGGCGGAGGAGGAGGAAGTATTACAGAGTCAGATCTTCACGATCTTATTTCTGGTCTTGATGCAAGCTCAGTTCAGAGCAACGATGAGTTCCTATTCAGAGTATCTTCTGGTAATGATGAACTAGCAGTCACTACAGCATCAGGTATTGTAGATAAAGGTCTAACCGATCTAGGTATCGATACTCAGAACCGTATTTCGGTTACTAGAGATCCT